GCGATGCAATCTTAGCCTTAGCCTGTGCAATCATAACGGCCGCGTCCTCGATGGATGCGCCCTTACGATGCTCGATCACCACGCCAGCCATACCAGCAAGCTGTGTCGCCTTGTCGGTCATGATGCCAACGGTCAGTGCCAGCCTGTCAGGGGAGATGTTCTTGAGTTGCTCAGGGTCTTCGGCGAGTTGCTCTGCCTTCTGGAATAGTAGATCGGTGTATTCCTCCGCTGCAATGGCATACTGCCGGGAGAAGTCCTTGCGCTTAGTCTCAAGCGTGTCCTCATGCCTCCATTCAAGGCTCCTGATGGTCTTCCTGTCGATCCCAGTGTCCTTTGCTATAGCGGAGTAGCTCTTGCCCTGTGCAAGCCCCCAGAGAGCCTTTGCAGCCCCTTGCGGGTTCCAATACTCAACACGCTTGCGGTCACCGTGTGCCTTAGCCCTGTCAAGGACTTCTTGGAACCATTCAGGTGATTGCACCTCTTGTTTTAGGACTTTTTCCATAGCTATGTTATCTATGCTCATTGTTTTTTGTGTAGCAAGCAATAGTTTTAATTACTTGGCTTTCACAGAAAACAATATAATTAGGTGGACTTTATTTCCGGTCTATTTGCAAACCTTCCTTTTTATCAAACTCAATCATTGCGTTTTGCAACTCGGCAGAAAACTCAGGATCACTTGACGCTTGATGCGATAGTGCCGTTATTCCCTCCCTTGTCATGAAAGTTTGATTGAACATTTTGACATAAACGTCATTCACTTCTCCCGGCAAGGCATTCCTAGCGAGTGCTTTTTTAAGCCCATATCGGTCACTTCCAGTCGATAGCATTGCTGTTATATAACGATTCCTCAAATCACTAACGATCGGGATGATTGGGAGGACAACAGTTCCACCTGTTGGTGATCCAACTACCCTCGCGTCAACTGTTTTTGCTCCAAAATCAATTAGTGTGTTTCCCTCGTGAACCTTGGCCAGATTATAGAGGTTTTCAGCCTTTTTCCGTCCAAGAACAACTTCTAGTTTTTGTGCAAATTGAGACTTTCCGGTAGGGGACTCCCAATTAGCGATAAACTTTTTCGTACCAAATAAAGGCGTGTATGGGGCGTTAGCGGAGGGGGTTCCTCCGGGATATTCATCGAGCAAATTACGCATGAAATCACCTTCAAACAGGTTTTTCGCGTCCACTGACAACTGGCTAAGTTTTGCCATTGCTGATTTAGCCTGCCCAACAGTGCTAGATCTGGAAAGTATAGCCTTAGATAGCAAATCGGGATCAACATTCTCAAAGTTTCCCTTGGTGGCATTCTTAAAAATAAATGATTGAATTAATCTATTATCTTTTTGAACCAAAGCATCTCTTCGGATTATGTTTTTGGCTACCTCGTTTCTTGCGTCTTCACCAAGAGCGGACGATAACGCATCCACGTCCAGAGGTGTCATTTTGGGAGGGGTTGCCAACTTTAGCTTTTTCAGGGTGACATTTAAGCTGTCTAGCCCCCTAGCTGCTGCTGCTGCTGCTGCCTTGTCACTATACAGTGATTCAAGCATTCCTTGGTCGTAATTAAGTCGAGAAACTCCACTCCCCCACTTACTTGAAAGATTATCAAAGTATTGAAGGCGCATCATTTGTTGAAGTTTATCTGTGACACCTGCTTGTGTTGGATCAGCTGCCTCAAGTTCTCTGGATGCTTTTAGAACCCTGTCGATTGTCGCAGGCTCTTTCATGACAGATGCTACAATATCTCTAGGGGTTTTAGCTTGTTCTCCCACAACCTCCTTCAGTATCCCACCAAGAGTGTTCCCCTCGAAGGCTCCCCTAGCCCTGACCAGATCCGTTGCGCGAGAAAACTCGTCCCCAAGATTTTTTACGGTTCCGTCTGGGTAAGTCGCATTAAAGTTACTATAAATATCTTTTCTTAATGCTGATAATTCAGCAGAAACCCCAGACCCGAAAACGTCTTTTGTCGTTCCGCCAACAGCCCCGTCTGGGCGAGCGTCGTTAAATGCTCTGATGTAAGCGTCAAAAGCCTTGAAATCCAATGGTTTGTTTATGTCGCGCAACCTTTGTATCTCATTGGTTAAATCGCGCCTTCGGCTCTGGGTTTTAGCCTTACTCAGTTTCCCTTGTGCAATTGCAATAAGCTCAGGAGCATCCGCAACCTCTCTCAGCCTGTTTTCAACTCCTTTTACGGCAGCTTCATCAAACGCTCCTCCGACATTCACTCTACTTTTGATTGACGGAAGCATATTAAGCAAATCTTCCGCTTTAATTTGGAATCCTGCATCATTAGCTACTTGTGCCAACACATCATACTGCTCAGTTGTTGACTTAATCGCTTGAGCTTCAGCAGTTTCCATTGTGCCTCTCAGAATACCACCAAGCTCGTCTACATTTCGCTTTGCCAGCGGCTTTAGTATTTCTTCTATCCTTGCCTCAATAATTCTGACGTTCTGATTGTTCGCACCCGCAATTTCACGGGTGATGATTGCGCGTTCATTTTGTAACTTTATCGCAATAGAACTAAAGTCATTGGCGGTAGCAGGAATACCCTTTTTCACGCCCTCGAAAATAACACGGGTCATTTCTTGCGTTTTCCTCATGTTCCCTGCAATATTGCTTCTTTGGTAACGTCCACCTAACGCCTGCGCTGCAGCAAGTCCTTGTGGCCCGAATTGTGCGCCAGCAGGAACAGCGGAAGGCGGAAGACCTAGTCCTTTAACGGATTTCTTGTAAACTTGCAGAAACTCGTTTTTGAAATTGCCGGGAACTCTTGCTGCAACTACTGATGCAGGGATTACATCTACTCCTAATCCAAGTGCCATTCCAACACCTGCTTCCATTCCTCTCCTAGCAACGCTTTCACCCACATCCTGTGGCATATTTAGTGCCGCCCTCGTTATAGAATCAGCAATTGGTCCAAGCGTAGCCCTTGTCGCAGCACCAGCAAGAGTTCCAGCAACAGGACTCTTGGTTGCAAGACCCGTCCCTATTGTAGCCGCCGCTTCCGCAAGAGCAAGTGGAGCTTCAACAGCAAGCATTCCAGCAGTTCCTGCCACACCCTTGTCAAGCGTAGTTAAAGTAGAGCCGTCTTTGTTTTTTATTAAGTATTCTGTCCGTCCCCCAACGTCAATCGGAGCAATATTAGCATCTGGATACGTTCTTTTTAGATATTCAAGCTCTCCCTCTGGGGTCGGTAATGCACCGACACCTGCTCTAACTTTACCGGGTAATTGTTCAACCTCGCGTCCACCTTCACCCATTGGGGCATTGTAAAGCTCCCCAATAATTTCGCGCTTTCTTTGAGTATCTTCTTGTTTTGTTGGGTAAACATCATTACTAGTAAAATTTGGAGCATTTGGCATCAAGCCATAAGGAGCGTATCCTCTTGGTGGAGCCGCTGCATACGGAGTTCTAAGCCCCTTGCCAAGCTTGCTGATTCTTTCCTGTTCAGGTTGGGCTTCCTGTTCCGCAAGCGATGTGTATTGAGTTTGAAGGTTTTCCTCTCGATCCTTCATTATTGTCAATTTGCCGATCAAGACATCATATTCATTCTCATTGCCAGAAGATTTCGCTTCACGGAGCCTTTCAGCAATAATCTTATTTGCCTGAGTGATTTTAGAAAACTCAGCCTCAATTTTTGCTTTTTGATTAGTTAATTCGCTCATTAGAATTATTCAGGGAGGAACTCTTTGTAGATATCGTTCGATTCACCACTAAGTGAGCTGGCGGAAACTTTAGGCACAGAAATACCAAGACTTGATAGCATTTCATCGTATTTCTTTTGCACAGTTTCGTTTTGTTGCTTAGTAATAGTTCCCTCCTCTAGAGCATATTTCCTTTCTTCTGGTGTTCCATTTACTCTATTGAATAGTTTAACGGAAGCGTTTTTAAGTCTCTTTTCAAGGTCTTGTTTGTTTTCGGCCGCATCAAGAGAACCAAATTCTTGCATGAACAATGGCCATTCTTTTTCAGTCATGTTTCCAGCCGCCCCACCTGTTGGCGATGCTGCTCGCATTTGATTTATCTTATCCAATGCCAAGTTAGCCTTTAGAGTATTAAGCCTTGAAACAACTCTTCCTTGTTTAGTTCCCGGCAACGCTTCTCCCAATATCGCTCCAAATTTGGCACCAATCGCATTGTCAGGGAGATCAGGAATCATTCTGACTATTTCGGCGGCTGTCGCAGTGAACTCATCAACCATCCCACCTTGTTGCTTTTTCCTTTCATTTTCTGCTTTTTGGTCTTTATCATTAACTCCTTCACCTTCAGTATACTCAACAGTCCCATCGGGATATACTTTTACTTTTGTGCCGCGAGGTACTTGCCTTTTTGTTGCTTCAGTCCTTGCTTTGATATTTTCTATTTTAAGTCGTTCGTATTCTCGCTCGGCTGCCGTTAGCTTATCCGCCACTCCTACATATCTTGACTTTCGGGGTTCCATTGCAGCCGCAGCAGCAATTGCGTTGCCATTTTGCGTGCCCTCATTACCAATTCTACTAATTTCTGCATTTGTCGGTGAAGGTCCTTCAAGAGAAGGCAGCACTGATGGCTCGTCTATGTTTGATTTTGCTGGAGCATTGCCATTAATAGCTTCAACGCTAATAAGCTCTTGCCCAGCAAGTATATCGTATTCCTTTTTGGAGGCTCCATAGAAATCTAATACTTTTGGATCTGCTGGCCCAGTGCCTGCAACAATATGCTCTTTCCCTTCAGGGTAGAGATTACTTGTGATCTTTAGTATTGTTCCTGCTGGATATGCTTTTGTTGCAACAGTTGGGAAATCCGCGGTTATTCCCGCATATGGAATTCCCCCAGATCCAACATTTTCATCTCCGCCCACCCTGTCCATTGCCCCGCTAGCATAATCTATTGCTGTTTGTGGATCATATCCACGCCTTCCAAATGCAGTAGCTCTAAATGGAGTGTCTGTAGATGAAAAGTCAGGTAGGGGCGGGTTGGTTGGATCATCTCCACTAATTGTATATGGATTAAATGTTCCATCTTCAGTGTATCCTTGTACCGTTTGCCCATCAATAGTTCCAATTGCATCCTTTCGCCCAGTCGCTTTTGCTTGAGCGTTCATTAGTGCAATTTGAGCTTGGGTCTGCTGTTTCTGCATCCCATCAGTCCCATGTTTTGAATACAGGTTAAGGATATTTGCGACTTGATCAGAAAGTGCGGATTTGTCCAAACCAGACAAAGATGGGTCAGATAAACGAGCTTTCATTTCGTCAAGCTGAGGAGCAAAATCACTATAAATTCCCTTGGCATTATCCAGCAAAGACATCGTCCCCTTAATCTGTGCCGCTATTTGCTTTTCCTTTTGAGCCATGTCTTTTTGCTCTTTTACGTAATCTCCAGCAATGCCGGATATCATCTGATATGGCAAAGCCCCTACCGCTCCTGCCGCTTGTGCTGCTCCAGAATAATCTGGTGATTTATACCCAGATACTGGGACTTGTCCTGCTATTAGTGCCATAGTTTTAGTAAGTTGCTTTGGGGACTCCGCCACCAAACATATTGCTTAGACCCATTCCCGCTGAAAGACCAAGACCACTCATGCCGGATGCACCCGCAGCACCTCCGGCCATGCCTGTGAGTCCAAGACCAGCCGAAAGCCCACCAGTGAACGGGATTGCCGCCATGCCGACAAGGTTACCAATCATTGCTCCGCGAGATTGTCTTGCTTGCATATCTGCCTGATATTGTGCCAAATTACGAGCATCTAATGCACCCGCCCTTTCGCGGGATAGGTTCAATGGGAGGTTATAATCAAACTCAGGGCCTAGCGTTTGCCCAAGCCCAAGAGAAGTCCCAGCGTTTGCGCTACCATAGGCGTAGGATGCTGGGGTGGAACCTAGTAGCCCGACCCCCGGTTTAGTATAGAACTCATTAGCTAGGTCATAGCTTTTTTGTCTTGCTTGTGCTGCTTGCACACGTTTAAGACCGAGAACGTCCTCCCTGCCCATAACTTCAGCGGCCATGGCTGCATTACCACCAAGTCGTCCAGATGCCTGTGCCGCTTCCCTAGCTGATTGCTGATACATCCGTTGCTCTTGTGGGGTGACTCCCATCGAAGATGCCCTAGCTCTTTCCGCCTCTTGAGCAGATGCTTGCACAGCTGCCGCCTGCTCTGGAGATAGCGCATCCATTAGCCCACGGGTAAGTGGAGCCTGACCGCTCATTGTGCCAAGCTCTTGGGCACGGAGGTTTGCAATTGATTGTGCAGCATCAGACGCACTGGTTCGTTGTAGACCAGTCAGTCCACCAAGTGCTTGCCCACCAAAGCCAAACGCTTGATCCATGAATTGCGGAGTGTATTCCCCCTGCAATCCAAAAAACGATGGGAGTGCTTGATTGTAATACCCAGTAACTCCTTGAGTTTGATTTTGAACAAGACTCTGTTTAGTCTTCTTGTCGGGTGCAAAGATATCTATAGGTTTTGGTATGCTTGGTGCGCTACCGCTAAATACGTCGAATAGTCCCATATTGTTTTTTTGTTAAAGGTTTTTAACCTTAATCATCCAATGACGATTAGGTTGATATTATCTGGATCGTTAAGGCTGCCTCCTGCGTTTTCAATTTCAAGACTTACTGACGTTGTGCTTGATGAATTAACTGTGGCAAAAAGATTGTCACCGGTATCCTTACACGTTGCAAGAAATGCGGAGTTAATTGGCACTGCTTGAGAAAGCGTTATTGTGTATCTTCCTTGGCTAGTTCTAGTAATGCTAGTTATGTTTCCGCCTGATAGCAGTGATGGGGTTGAGCCTCCTACAAAATAACCCCAAGCTCTTGCCCCATAAATTGGAGCAGCCCCGTCTTGATTAAGAACTGTAGTTCCATTAAAGGAAATCGGCCCTGAGCTTGAGAAATCAATACCACCATCTCCCTCATTGACTACCGCAAATGCTCCGTCAATCCCATCACTTCTAGTCATTGATGTTGCTGACCCAGAGACCCCAAGAGTTATTGCTCCTGATCCAATGGTTACTGAACCTTCGTCAATAACAACAGATCCAGCAGTATCCCAGCTAGGTGCGCCAGTAGATAACTTTGCCGGGGTGACAGATCCGTCAGTGATTTTGGTTGTGGTTACTGCGTTAGACGCTAACTCATTAGACGTGATGTTCTGAGAACGGACTTTTAGCTGACCAGACGTGGTGACCTCAAGAGTTTGCCCAGATATACCAGAAGCGACAAATGTAGTCTGGTCGATGATGTTGTTCATCTTTACGCTAGTGATTACGTCACTGTCTTGAAATGTATATGTTGTGTTGACTGCGGGCATATGTTTATTGCTGTGAGATAATTTGCCTGTTTGTTATTGATCCAGCTATTTTAATTGAGTTGATCTTAGGAGAGCCAATAGTTCGTGTCAAGATGAGCGTTCCTGTGTATCCTCTAATGCCAGCAAGCCTGCACCTAATGCTTGCCGTCTCAGCCTCGTTTGAATTGCTTGGTGATAGGACGTTTCCACCCAAGAACTGTGTAGTCGTCCCGATTGGGATAGAGTTATCTGGGTCTTCCGCAGCAAATGATATGCTATATTCTCCAGTGTCACCTGCAAGGTTCTGCATATTGATTTGTGCGTCAGTGAACCTCTTCCTCTCCATTGTTTTTAGGTCGTAACCGCGAGTTGTCAGAGATGCGTTAATTGTGGGGGTCACAAGTGATCCTCCCACGTTTGATACGTTCAGTCGGTCAATTGAACTCTCAGTCGCGTCAATCTGGTGCAATCCGCCATTGCGGGTTACCGCATATAGGTTATTTCTAACTCCAGCTCCACCAGTTATAAAGTTTTTGATTAGGAATTGGGGATCACCATAGGTATCTAGAGACTCCCAGCCCTGATTCTTAAAGTTGTAGACGAGGACTGAATTGTTTCCCTGTGCATCATCCGCCCCGACTTCCGAATCAAGTGCAATAGCTAGGTAGTATCGGTTGTCAAACAGGATACCAACAGCCTCTGCCGCGTAATCTTTATTGATTCGGTCAATGTATGGCTGGATGTTCTTAGAAATAGGCTCATCAGCACCGCGAAGGTTGTAGTCGTTCTGGAACTCAAGCGAATACACCCCGTCATCCGACAGAAACATCATTGTATTCCCCCTCATGACGACAGATTTACGCGCTAGGCATCCAATCTCAGACGTTAGTTCCTTAACCACGGTGTCACCAAGGCTTCCTTGGGTATTTACGATTGAATGGAGGCTGTTTCTGTTTAGGATAATGAGTGCATCGTCGTAAAATCCATGCATCCCAACGACATAGTCAGCCGTGCCGCCACTGATTCGGAATTGGTTCTCGATCTGGTCAAAAGTAGTCGTGTCAAGGATGTCTGATGCTGCAATTTCATCCGTTATCTTGCGACTGGTGTATATCGGGGCACTGAATACGTCAGATTGGTCGTAAAGATACGGAACCCAGATCCTGCGCTGGAAGTGAACACCCCACGGAGCCGCTGGTTGGTGCATGAATCCACCGCCGACACTGAATCTTCCTCCGAATTCAAACACATCACTAGCTGACGAGCTGTAATCTCCCACGGGTGCATACCATTTGATCGTGGTGGTAGTTGCCTCCGTGACTTGGAACTGTTCTCCAACCATGGTTTGGAGGTCTACAGTTTCTGATTGTCGAACTACAATTGAGTCCCCTGCCTGCAATGTGAGGTTGCTAACAACTGTCGCGGTCACCAGTCCGTCAACGATATCCACGTCCTTAGCTTCTATGTTGAACGTCTGCGGTTGAGAGTAAGTCCCGCCGGGTGATAGCGTGAAGCCATCCGAAGCAGTCGCCACATCGATACCAAATGGTTGATCTTGGCTGGTTGTGAAGACGTATGTAAAGGTGTCCTTGCTGACCACTGAGTCTACTGGGAACGTGCCGTTAGCTGGGATTCCTCCCGTTAGTCCGGCGATAGTGACACTAGTCCCAACAAGCAATCCATGCTCGCGCACGGACATCGTCACAGTTGTAGACCCAGTCTGAGATGCAGACGATATAGCCCTCCCGTGTGGGAACCACTCCAGTGCCTGCCTACCATTTCGGAATAGCATCACCTTGTCGAATACCTGAATCATGTCTCCCTCCCCGCTGAGTGTCTCTCCTGACGGGTAGGGGATGTCAGTAACATCAAGTGTCGCTAGGTCGATCTTCTTGGCAACAGTGTCCATCGCCACAATGATGTATTCCTTATTGTTACTGTTCGGGTCGCTAAAAATGCATGACGCTCTCACGTTAGCATTAGCAACATCGTTGATTGGCATCTGGGAAAGAGTGCCGTTTTGATCAATTGCAGACTCAACCCCGGCGACCGTGTATTCTAGAGTGTCTGCATCAACGTATGTCAGCAGGTAACTACCACTGATTTCAGGGTCTAGTCCTGTCACTGTAGCCCAGCCAGAACTCCCGGCCTCTAGTCCATGTCCGGTGATTGTGATGGTAATGGTTCCCGCCGCAGCAGTTACGGCTGAAATAGTCTTGGGGGAGTCGAG